CACGAGTCAGATCCAGAAGTCCTACGACAAACTGAACGGTGAGTCGAAGGGCATGGAACTTGATTCGCGCTACACCCTTCTGGAGATGGTGGTCGATTACGACCTGCCCGGATTCGAAGACACCGACGAAAACGGTGAACCCACCGGAATCGCGCTTCCCTATGTCATCACGGTAGACAAGTCTTCCCGTCAGATCCTTGCCATCCGCAGGAACTGGTACGAAGACGACCCGCTCAAGAAGCGCCGTCAGCACTTCGTTCAGTACACCTACATCCCCGGACTTGGCTTCTATGGGTTTGGGCTTGTCCATTTGGTGGGTGGACTCGCAAAGTCTTCGACATCCATCCTCCGTCAGTTGGTGGATGCCGGAACCCTGTCCAACCTTCCGGGTGGACTCAAGACCCGTGGTCTGAGAATCAAAGGAGATGATACGCCCATCATGCCGGGAGAGTTCCGGGATGTGGATATTCCGTCCGGAACCCTGAGGGAGAACATCACCTTCCTCCCCTATAAGGAACCCTCGGGTACCCTGTATCAGTTGCTTGGAAACATCGTGGACGAAGGCCGCAGGTTCGCCTCTCAGGCGGACATGAAGGTCGCGGACATGAACGGCGAGGCTCCTGTCGGAACTACCTTGGCAATCATCGAAAGGTCGATGAAGGTCATGTCTGCCGTTCAGGCGCGTTTACACGCCTCGATGAAGAAGGAACTGAAACTTCTTTCTCAGTTGGTCTATGACTACGGCCCCAGCGAGTACCCCTACGACATCCCCGGTAAGAAACTGACCAAGGAAGATTTCGATGATCGCATCGATATCATCCCTGTTTCAGATCCCAACGCCGGAACCATGGCGCAGCGGATCATGAAGTATCAGGCCGCGCTCCAGTTGGCGGCTCAGGCACCCCAGTTGTATGACCTGCCCCTCTTGCATCGTCAGATGATCGAGGCTCTTGGGATAGCGGATTCGCAGGAAGTCCTCCCGGATAAGGCCAATATCCCCATCACAGACCCTGTGACGGAGAACATGAACGCCTTGCAGATGAAGCCCATCAAGGCTTTCATCTATCAGGACCACGAGGCCCATATACAAGTACACATGTCATTCATGCAGGATCCCCGTCTACAGGGGATGCTCCAGCAAAACCCGCAGGCGGCTCAGGCTTTGCAGGCCAACATCTCAGCCCATGTGGCGGAACACTTGGGTTTTGCCTACCGTCAGCAGATCGAAAAGCAACTTGGGGTCAAACTGCCTCCTCCGGGGGAACCTCTCCCAGAGGATATCGAGTACCGCATCTCTGGTCTTGTGGCCCCGGCAGCGGCTCAGGTATTGGGCAAAGCCCAGCAGGAAGCCCAGATGCAGCAGCAACAGCAGCAGCAACAGGATCCTATCCTCCAGATGGAGATACAGAAACTCCAACTCCAAGCGCAGGAGATCCAGCAGAAGGCCCAGTCCGACATGGCGAAAATCCAAGCGGATATGCAGAAGGCCCAGATGCGGATGGAGACAGAACAGAACCGTATCAAGACCCAAGAGCGTATCGAAGGTGCGCGTCTTGGCGTACAGATTGCCGCAACCAACACCCAGAACGAACTCCAGAGCAAGGAAATTGCCTCAAAGGACAAGATCGAGGGTGCCAAGTTGGGGGTCGAAATCGCCAGAAACATGCTTTCCGCCCAGCAGCGTGAGCAAGAAATGAGGGATTCAAATGCAAACCGCAAGCAATAACCTCGCGGAATTCCTGAGAAAATCCCTCAGGCAGCAGATGAATGAACTTGCTGATCACATCGCCGGGGGAGGCTGTGCCGATTTCCCGGAATACAAGAGATGCTGTGGGGTCATCGAGGGTCTTGCCCGTGCAGAGCGAGAACTACTTGACCTCACGAATCAAATTGACGATGATTAAACAAGTTATCAACTTCGCTGTGTAAACAGTGCAACCACCCCACATGGGGCGCAAACGCCGGAAGGTGCTTTAAACATGTCTAAGAAAGACGACGAAAAGGTCGCAAGTCAGTTACCCAAGCCTAGTGGGTACAAAATCCTCATCGCCCTGCCCAACCCGGAAGAGAAGACAGAAGGTGGAATTCTCAAGGCTTCTCAGACACTTGAGTCTGAAGAGATTGGGAGCATCGTTGGTTTCGTCATCTCGATGGGACCGGATGCTTACAAGTCCACTGATCGTTTCCCTTCTGGCCCCTACTGTAAGGAAGGGGACTGGATCATGATGCGTTCCTATTCGGGAACCCGCTTCAAGGTCCATGGGAAAGAGTTCCGACTGATCAACGACGATAGCGTTGAAGCCATCGTTGAAGATCCGCGTGGAGTGGTCAAGGTATGAGCGCAGAAACATCGCAGATGTCCCGAGAGGACAAGTTCTTCGGGGTGGAAACTCCGTTGCAGATGCCCGTCAAGGAAGAGGTCAAATCTTCCCCGGAACCTGAAATCGAACTCGACATCGTTGACGACATCCCCAAGCAGCCGGTTAAACAGGCTGAGAAGGAAGACGACGAAGAGTTGTCGGATTACAGCGACAAGGTCCGCAAGCGGATCAACAAACTCAAGTACGAGCAGCACGAAGCGCACCGTCAGCGGGAAGCCGCAGAGCGGATGCGTGAAGAGGCTGTCAAGTTCGCGCAGCAGTTGGCTGCTAAGAACCAGCAGTACGAGTCGCTGATCCAGCGCGGCGAAGGTGCCTTGGTCTCACAGATCAAGGCCCGTGCATCGTTGGCTCTTGATCAGGCCAAGTCCCTGTACAAGGAAGCCTACGAAGCCGGTGATTCCCAGAGAATCATCGACGCTCAGGAGAAACTTCTTAACGCGCAGACGGAAGTCCGCGAGGCAGAGAAGCATGAGCGCGTCCTTCAGAACCGTCGCCCCCAGCAGACACAGCAGCCGGTTCAGCAGCCCGTTCAGCAGCAGGCTTACCAGCCTCCGCAGCCGAGCAGCAAGGCCATAGAGTGGACCAAGGGCAACCCATGGTTCGGTCCCAATGGGAACCGTGCCATGACCGCTCTGGCCTATGGAGTACATGAGACGCTCGTCCGGGAACAAGGCGTACAGCCCGACACCGACGAGTACTATCAGAAGATCGATGCCGCCATGCTGCAACGATTCCCAGACTACTTTGAGAAGGATGAAGATGTCCAAGTGACATCTGCACCGGCTCAACGCACCCCTTCCACCGTGGTAGCCCCGTCAAATCGGAACAATGGCTCAAGACCACGCAAAATACAGTTGACTGCTACACAAGTCGCTCTCGCAAAGCGAATTGGCCTTACCCCAGAGCAGTATGCCAAACAGGTCATCAAGGAGACTTCAAATGGCTGAAGAGCGCAAAATCCGTATCGACCGTGCAACCGAAGCCCGTCCTAACGACACTTGGTTGCCGCAATCCGCACTACCGGTCCCGGAACAGAAAGATGGTTGGGTGTTCCGCTGGATTCGCACCTCTTCTCTGGGGCGTTCGGATAACACGAATGTCTCGCGCCAGATGCGTGAAGGCTGGGAGCCTGTGAAGGCAGAGGATCATCCTGAGTTGAAGATCATGTCTGACCTCAACTCCCAGTTCAAAGGCAATGTTGAAGTGGGTGGCTTGCTCCTTTGCAAGGCTCCCCTTGAGAAGATGCTGCAACGCCAGAAGTACTTCCAAGAAGTTTCTGACCGACAGATCGATGGTGTGGACCGCAGTTATCTGCGGGAGAATGATCCGCGTATGCCGCTCCTTAATCCGGAGCGTTCGACGCGCACCAGTTTCGGACGAGGTTAAATCCTTATCTTTCCACTTTTCGAGGTAATTTCAAATGGCTTCAGGAACTGATGTTACTAGCCCTTATGGGTTCCTGCCGATCAACCTCATCGGCGGTCAGGTATTTGCGGGTTCCACCCGTATGTACCCGATTCAGTACGGCTATGACACGAACATCTTCTACGGAGATTTCGTCAAAGTCGTGCGAGGTTCGGCTACTCGCGTTTCGATTGGTGCTGCCACCAATTCCAACGCGGTGACCGGCGTTTTCGTTGGTTGCTCCTACACCGATCCGGTGACCAAGGACAAGCGTTTCTCGCAGTACTACCCGGCTTCGACGCTGGCTGGTGATGCGTTGGCGTATGTCGTTGACGATCCGGACACTGTGTTCAAGGCTGCGGTCTGCTCTGCGACTACGGTCATGGCATCGGGCGCGTATGCGCTGGTCGGAACCAACCTTTCGGCTGTTGACAACACGGGTAATGTGAACACGGGCAATTCGAAGAACGCGATCCTCGCGCCTTCGGCTACGCCTGCGACCAGCATCCTCCCGCTGCGCTGCGTTGGCGTGGTCCCTGAGACTTCGCTTTCGTACACGGCGACGGGTTCGTCCTCCAGCACGACCCTTACCCTCACGGGTTCGGGCGCTCCGGCGGCTCTCCCGGTCGGCACGAGCGTGGCCTACTACGCATCGAACGGTCAGTTGATTGAGACTGGTTCGTTCCTCAGCGTGGCGGCTGCGGTCGGTGATACCTCGCTTACCCTGAACGCCGCTATCGCGGTGCCGGGTTCGGTGACGGCTATCCCCTCTGATTCGACTGTTGTCTTCACGATCTACCGTGAGT